GCTATCTAAGCAGTCCCTACACGATGTTTGGGAAATGGAGATGGAATTATTGCCTATTTTAATAGATACGAGGCGTAGAGGAATAAGAGTTGACGAAGAGAAGGCTTCTCTGCTAAAAAAAGAGTTCAAACAAAAAGAGTCTGAGGTTTTATCAAGTATAAAATCTCAGACCACACTTGATGTAGATATCTGGGCAGCAAGAAGTGTTGCACAAGTGTTTGACCGAATAGGTGTTGAGTACCCACGGACAGCGAAAACTGACGAGCCAAGCTTCACACAAAACTGGCTAGTAAATTGTGATAACCCGATAGCGCAACTAATAAGAGAAGCAAGAGAAATAAATAAATTTCATTCAACATTCATAGACTCCATTCAACGTTATGTGCACAAAGGTAGAATACATTCGGAAATAAATCAACTAAGATCTGACCAAGGTGGAACTGTATCTGGAAGACTATCTTATTCTAATCCTAACTTACAACAGATCCCAGCACGTAATAAAGAATTTGGAGATAAAATTAGAAGTTTGTTCCTACCTGAAGAAGGTAGACAATGGGGTAGTTTCGACTACTCACAACAAGAGCCTAGGCTTGTTGCTCACTACGCTGCATCGGTCAATGATAATTTTGAAGGTGCAGCGGAGTTCATAGAAGCTTATAAAAATGAATCTGCTGACTTCCATCAGATTGTAGCTGATATGGCAGGTATTACTAGAACACAGGCTAAAACAATTAATCTTGGACTATTCTATGGTATGGGAAAAGCTAAGCTTGGAAAGGAATTAGGTATTACAAAAGATAGAGCTGAAGCATTACTTAGACAATATGGAGAAAGAGTGCCTTTTGTTAAGAAATTAGCTACAGATGTATCTAGCTCAGCTTCTAAATATGGCTTTATTCGAACAATAGGGGGTCGTAGATGCCGATTTGACATGTGGGAGCCTGCTACATTCGGAATGAACAAGGCCATGCAGTACGAAGAGGCTAAGGCGATATATGGAAATAACATCAGGAGGGCTTTTACTTACAAAGCCTTAAACAGATTGATTCAAGGATCTGCAGCTGATCAAACAAAACAAGCTATGATCAATTGTTACAAAGCAGGTTTTAAACCATTATTACAAATTCATGATGAACTTTGTTTTTCAATTAATGAAGAATCTGACATTAGTGCTGTTAAAGAATTGATGGAGAATGCAATCGATACATTAAAGGTTCCATCTAAAGTAGATATTGCACTTGGTAGATCCTGGGGTGAGGCTAAAGAATAATTTAGAGCGCAGAAGTCTTAAGTAAAAAGTTTAATTTTTTTTAAGCTAGATTAAAACTTAACTAGCTATATCCAGAAGACCTTTTTGTGCGTCTTCAACACTTTGATCATTGATCTTTTTTCTTAGATCTTTGATTTTGATATCCATCCACTTCATATCAGGAGTTACTCTACCCTGAGATAACGCTTGGTTGGCCCACTTGGACTCCAACTGAAGTTTCTCCGATATTAACTTTTGTAGTGCCATTACGGTCTACCTCCTCAAAGGTTAAGAAAAGGACATTGGGATCATGGAAACCAGGGCCTTCTCTTTCTGTTACGTCACCTGAGTCAACCTTCTTTACAAAATACTCAAGCACGGCCTTATCGTTCTCAGCCTCAAGCATCTCATCGACATATATATTTTTATAGTTTGCTTGGACGCGATATAGCTTCATAAGGTATTATATATCAAAATGTGACGTTATTGCAACACTATGCTGCATTGAGGGGTCTGCATTCAAATCTAATTGCTAATTTTTCTTTATTTATTCGGTCTAAACCGTAATTTTCATCTTCAGTAAGTAATTTTAAAGTTTTTTGAGATACTGCATAACCAGCTATTGCACAATCGTAATGATTTGTGAACTGATATCCAGGTATGTGTGGATCTATACATTTGCTAGTTATCATACTGCAGAGATGTAAAACTAAAATGAACTTCATTATCCTATATTATCCTACCTTATTATTTACTTGCATATCCCATGAAAATGTTTATATAAATATACATTAATAAGTGTAACAAAGAGGAGGCCTTATGGCAACAATAACAAAGTGTGACTCATCGGTGTTTTTGCTCTGGAGTGAGAAGGTAAATAACATCTTATCACGGCTACCGAAAACTACTATTGATGGCCAACCGCTGGAGTATCAAGATGATGAGTACCAAGATACGATGAAAAAACTGCAACAGTGTTCAATGAACTTTGAAGACATGCCTATTTATCCTATCAACGAAACTATTGCTAATAAACTTATACAAGATCAACAGAGGGGAGCCGATGAAAGACCTGATATTTAGTATGATGTTTATTGCATTACTAACCATTATCCCTGCAAAAGTTTTATTATTTATTTTTGCATCACTGGGATATTTAATGTTCTATTAACCAAGGAGGAAAAGATATGAACAAACCAATACAAAATAAATTTTTTGAAACTACTAATTATAGTAAATTCAAAAAGACTAGAGGTAACAGACCTGTAGACGAAGCACACGTTCAACAACTTAAGAAGTTGATTGAAGAAAAAGATTTATACGATCCAATTCGTGTAAACAAAAATATGGAAGTCATTGATGGCCAACATACATTGGAAGCTAGAAAACAATTAGATCTAAAGATTCCATATATCATTATGGACTCTGATGATCCTTTGGATGTAGCACGTCTTAACACAGGTCGTAAGAACTGGTCCATGGAAAATTATTTGGATCAACACTGTGCAAGAAATAAAATGGATTACCGAATCTGTAGAAACAAAATGCAACAATATGGAATTAATGTTGCTGAGATGGTGGTGCTTTTATTAAAACAAACTTCACTGTGGTCAAGAATCAGTAATGATTTTAAAACAGGACGATTTGTAATTCCTGCTGGAGGTATTGAACACGCAGATCGTATTGGATCTCAATTGATGCAGCTGAAAAAATACTTCTATGGTATGGAGTCTACCAAGAACAAAAGATTTAAACGTTCAATGGTAGTGTCTTATATTGTAGCTGACAAACATCCTAAGTTTGATCCTAGAAGATTTAAAACTGCTTGTAAGAGTAAGTCTTCATGGTTCTTAACAGGTACATCTACTGCTGATTACATTGCGATCATTGAGAGAATATATAACGCAGGTCTGACTCAAAAAAATAAAATTAATTTAGTTGAGTTTTATAAATCTAAAGAGTATCAAGAGAAATAGGAGAAACAATGGACGTAAACAAATGGAAATCAATTGCTGTTGATATCGAATCATACACAATTATTAGGGCTATGGGGGAGAATGGCCTTAGGAACCCAGGCAACATGATTAAAAAAATGGTAGCTGACACTATTAAAAAGATAGCGAAGAAGGAAGGTGTTGCTGAAGTTAAAATGAAAGAGAATTTGCTGAACCAAGGAAAGAAACTCTTAAAGTAAGCGATAGGCATCTAGTAGATCACACGATAGATGTTGGAAAGGGCCCGCGAGAGTGGGCCTTTTTTTTACTTGCAATCAAAATAAAATTAACTTATTAATTTAATTGTATTCCTAAGCCTAAATGAAATAAGTGGGGCTTTCAAAACACTTTATTTTCATAGAACAATTAACACTCAATTTAACTTTAATTAAAAGGATTATTTTGTGGGTAAAGCTATTAAAAAGAGTAGCGAAGAAGCATTAAACCAGGCGTTGGACAAGCTAGTGATGGTGTGTCCAAATAAGAAAACTTATGATGAGTTAACTAGTTTGATGTTTCAATTGTATTGTGGAAATGACTTTGGTTTAGGAAATTTCAGTCTTTCTTTCCTTGATAAAATCGAGGATCGATGGCGATCAGGACGTAAAGCTGCAGCGCAAGCTAAAGGCATTAGCCTGGTTGTTAAAAATGCTTAACCACGGTGTCATTACTACATCCATATCTTTTCCCGCATCGTGGTTATGCAAATGCAAAAAACACCTAGACTATTAAGACAATCAATAATCATGATGGAGATCATGTCCGGTGAGGACAAGATGCTCTACCTACAGAGAATGTGGGATTTGTATATTGATGTGTATGTAAGAACTCCAGTAAGAGGTCGAGGCCGTAAGCGTAAGAATGATCCTATAGATAAAAGGAAAGCCTATGAACTGTGCTCCGAACTTACTAAAATTTTTGGGCATTAAATTGAGCTTAGAGATTGTAAAACCCAAAGCCTTTGCAGAACAACGATTATTTCAAGCAATACTGGTGCAGGCGTTGGAGGATGCAGTTAACCCATCAGGTTTTAAAAAAGAAACGTATTATAAGCATGATTCTCACAAATGGTTTGTTAGTAATAGTGAGGACTTTCAAGATGTGTGTTGGGGTGCTGATATAGATCCTGACTTTGTAAGAGGTGAGTACATGAAGATGGTTGATAATGGAAAAATACATTTTACTAAATTACAGTTATCTTGGATCCGGTATCGAGATTTATATAAGAGGTATCGAGAATGTAGTACTAAGGAGGAGAGAAGAATTATTAAAAAACTTATTTTAAAAGAGAATTTAAAAAGATTAGATGTTTAGTCATGGGGGACGAATGAATTTAACTCCTGGGGGGAAAAACCAGAGAGCAATTAATGTTAGACCCCCAGAAGTCATTAACCAATGTTTATAAGTGTTAGAAAACACACCTGAAGTGTACCACAATACCGGATACCGGACAATGGAAAAATATCTACTATATAGATTATCTAGACCTCTGACTAATAAAAAGTACCCCCAGGGGTAAAAGAGGTGTCCCTGGTGTCCCTGTAGACTATTATTCAATTATACCAACACTTCTAGTCGATTTAGTACTGTCCCTCTGGTGTCCCTCTGGTGTCCCTTAGGGACACCTACTACCCTGTCTTGCGGGAACGCTATCGAAACTTTTTGGGGCTATTACTTTACGATGAAATAATCTATATAATAGAAAATTATGTATAAGAAATTTAAAGCATTGGGTCAGTTGGGTAAATATTTATATAATCAAGGAAAAGACTATTATAAAGCTGGTGGGAAAAAAACAAAAGATATTATGAAAGAATCTAATGTATCCAAAGAAGTTGCCAAATCAGACATAAAATCTGAAATAAAAAGAAAATTTATAAGAGGTGGTAAAAAACCATCTGATTTTTATAATAAACCTAGAGGAAGATAATGCCTGGTGGACTTAAAAAGAAATCATTAAGAACTGAATTAGATTTAACTCCTAAACAAAAAATGTTTGTTGAAATCTATGTTAAAGATTGGGGTTCTATTACACAAGCTGAAGCGTTAAAGCGTGCAGGTTATGTGTGTACTAATGAAAAAGATTATGGATCTGTTGCATCTAGAATGTTATCTAGAAAGCACAGCCCTCATATAGCAAATTATTTTGATAAATTATTTGAACGTGAAGTTAAAAAATATGAAAGTGACAACCTTAGAAGATATAAAAGGTTAGAAAGAATTGCTGACAAAGCAGAGAAAAAAGAACAATTCGCTGCTGCTATTAATGCTGAATATAGATCTGGTCAATTGGCTGGAGCTTATGTTGATAGAAAAGAAGTAACTGTTAGTGGTTTGGAGGGTATGTCACGTGAGCAACTTGAAAAAAAGCTCGAGGAATTATCAAACAAGATCGATGGCTACAATGCCAAAACGATCCAAATTGAATCCGAAGACGTTACAGCAATTGAAGAAAGCTAGTTGGTCTGAGTGGTTAGATGTTTTTAACCAAGTACATAACTCTACTATTACTACTTCAGTTGGTAAAATTAAGGTAGTGATTGATGACTAAAAAGAAACGACAACAATCTAAAATACTTAACTTTGATTTTAAAAATCTAGGTAACATAATTGATGATTACCCATTTGTTGAGATAGAGTGGTTAGATATCGAAGGTGATGCTGGTTGGTCTAGCACAAAAGATTTAGGCAAAGAACAGTTGCCTGTATGTGTATCTAAAGGGTATTTGTTAAGTCAAAAGAATGGCATTACAAGAATATTTAGTGATTACATTAAGTCAAAAGATAAGCCTACATTTGACAATATTGGTAATACAACTATTATTCCAACAGCAGTTATTAAATCAATTAGGAAAATAAAAATTTAAAAAACTTACTTAATCATGTCTAATAAAAATGGGGAAACTAGACTATGGCAGAAAGTAAAAAAAGGACTGACCGATTGCTTTCTAACTCGCGTAGAATCTAGCACAATCAATGGTATTCCTGATATTCATGCTGTTATGAATAACGAAGTTTTTTGGATAGAACTCAAATCAGATTCATTAAGTTATCCTAAGCTAAATAAGTGGCAAATTGTATGGATTAACAAGTATGTTATGGCAGGGGGCAAGGTAATTATCTTGAAAGAGACCCTCTTGCAGAAGTCTCTTAAACTGTACAGACCGGTGTCCGTGTTTACTGATCCTCGTTCCCTGGTCTCGTTTGCCTCGTTCTCGTTCCC